TGATGTTTCAGCAGTCAGTTTAAATTTATCAGACTTTGCACAAATTAAAGTTGATGATGCAGAATTATATTGGACAAATACTGCAAATACTGATTATTGGAGGTGGAAAAGAGACGCAAGTAATAATTTCACTTTAGACCATTTCAACGGTAGTTCAAATAATAATGCTCTGTCTTTTGATTCTTCACAAGATGCAACTTTTAGTGGTAACGTAACAATGTCACAAAGTAATGCTTCTTCATCTGATTTAATTAATCAAAATACACACGGTACTGGTACATCAAGATTTATTGCACAATCAAATACAACTGACCAAAATGCACAACTTGTTTCAGATGATTCAAATAATATTTCTTGGGTAGGTACTTCAACTGGTGGAACTAATAGAATAGTTTTTATTAATGATACTAATGCTTATTATGAAGGTGGTAATTTTCTTATAGGTAAAACTTCAAATACTTTAGCGACAGCAGGAGCAAAATTAGGAACTGGTGGTTCAAACTTTACAAGAGATAGTGCAGAAGTTGTTTTTGTGAATAGAACAACTGATGATGGTTCAGCTATAACAATAGCAAAAGATGGAACATCTGTTGGTGTTATTGGCACACAAAAATGGGGTATTGGTACAGCTTCGCCTGATAAACCTTTACATATTTCTAGTTCAGATAATCAACTAGCTAGATTTGAATCAACAGATGCTTATGCAGGAATAGAACTAAAAGATAATGGAAGTTCTACATTGCCGCCATTAATATCAGCTCTGTCAGATGATTTAATTTTTTATGGTGGTAATAGCACTACGAGACCTACAATTATGTTTTTAGATTCTTCTTCTTCTAGCGTAGGAATAGGTGAAACATCGCCCGACTTACAACTTCACATTAAAAGTACTGCGACTGGTAGTACGGGTATAGCCATTGAGAACACAAACAATGCACAGAATTTAGATATAGATTTTTATAATAATGCAGGTTCAGCACAAGGTAGAATAAGATACGAAGAAGGTGCAGGTGCTTTAAATTTCTCACCTAATGTAAGTTCTCCTAATGCAATGTATATCAATTATTCTAATAATATTGGAATCGGCACTACATTGCCTGAATCAAAAACACATATTATTGACACTACAAACCCAGCAACCACTTCTGGTAGTTTAATTGTTGAAGGTAGAAGAGATGGTGGTGCTAATGTACTTACTTTAAGGGCAAAAGATGCTAGTAATGCATCAGATGCTCTACCTAATGGACAAGGTGCAGTTATGAGATTTCAAGGTTTTGATGGAAGTGACTTTGAAAATATGGGTTATATTTTTACTGGTGCAGATGGTCAAGCAGTTGCAAATGGTGATGCCCCAAGTTTTATGGCTTTTGGTACAAGTGCTGATGGTAGTTCATCACCAACAGAACGTGTACGCTTTGAGAGCGATGGTACTGTACAAATTACAAACAGTACATCACCAAAATTACAATTAAAAAGAGGCACAAAAGAATACACAAGTAGAGTAGATAATAATAATAAATTTGTAATTCAAGAAGAAGGTGGCAATGAATTTTTTGTTGTTGAATCAGGTGCATCATCAAATACAATTAGGATAGACAGTTCAGGAAACGTAGGAATTGGTGAGACGAGCCCTGCTACAAATTTAGATATTAAAGATGCTTCAGGTTCTACTGATTTAAGGTTAAGAGATTCAGGTGACAATACTACTTTATTTTTACAAGCACAAAATGGTATTAGTGTTATTTCTACAGTTACAGACCATCCTTTAAGATTTGATACTAATGATACAGAACGTATGCGGGTCTCAAATGATGGATTAGTCTCAATTAAAAATGCATCAACACCTACTTTAAGATTAGATAATACTGATACTTCTTTAGGAACTGACCAAATTCTAGGTACTTTAGAATTTAACCAAAATGACCCAAGTAGTGATGGTGTTGGAGTTGTAGCAAAAATAAATGCGTTAAATGAAAGCTCATTTGCAGGTATAGGAGCATTAACATTTCATACTGGTAGTGCTACAAGTATATCAGAAAAAGCCAGACTAGATTCAAGTGGAAGATTAGGTATAAGAAATCCTAACCCAACAGTCGCATTAGATGTGTTAGGAACTGATAATTTAAGTTCAAGATTTATATTTACAAAAGATTTATCTACTGATAAAGTTTTATTCGGTGGTGCTGACCACGATACCTTTGGAGCTCCATTTATTGGTTCATCAAGTGCTCACTCATTCACTATAACACAAGGTGGAGGTGCAGCTATAACAATAGATACTTCTAAAAACGTAGGAATTGGAACGACTGCACCATTCTGCCCTCTACAAATTGCAAAATCATCTTCTACTTCAAATACTGGCAATGATAGTTCTTTTAGTCTTTGTTTATCTAATACTGATGATACAAATAATAATCTTAGTTTAATAGGCTTTAATGATGGAAGTAACGCACTTGATGGACAAAGTGCGGTTATAGGATGTCAATATATAGACCATACTAATAATTATGGCGATTTATTATTTATTACAAGGGGAGCAGGAGGTTATGATGAAAGATTAAGAATAAAAAATGATGGTGCTGTACGAATAGCTACTACATCTCACGTTTGGAATGATAGGGAATTGGTAACAATGAAAAGAATAACTGGTGAGGTTTATGCTACACAAACTGATGATTTAAATTATTCTCATTGGGTTGCTAAAAGTAATGCCGCTAGTTCTTCAACACACTTTATGGCATATTTTGTCAAATCAGATAATAGTAACGTAGGTTCAATCACACATAATGATACAAATACATCTTTTAATACTTCATCAGATTACAGATTAAAAGAAGATTTAAAAGACTTCAATGCTTTAGAGATTGCATCAAATATAAAGATGTATGACTTTAAATGGAAAGAAGCAGATTCAAGAAGTTACGGTGTAATGGCACACGAACTTCAAGAAGTATTACCACAAGCAGTAGTAGGTGATAAAGACGGTAAAGATATGCAAGGAGTTGATTATAGTAAGTTAGTACCTATATTATTAAAGTCAATACAAGAATTAGAAGCTAGAGTTCAAGAACTAGAAAAAGAGATTTAAAAAATTATTATATTTGTTCAAATATTAAATTAAAATTATGGCAAAAGCAAAAAATACTTACTCGTGGAACTGTCGCACAGTAGACTGTTATACTAAATTAGATTCTAACTCTGACGTTGTATATAATATTCATTGGCGTTATACTGCAACTTCTGACAAAGTAGATTCAGAAGGTAATCCATACGTAGCATCAAGCATTGGTACGCAATCAGTATCTACAGAAGATATAAAAGACTTTATTCCTTTTGCAGACTTAACTAATAATAAAGTTACTGAATGGTGTGAGACTGGTATTGGTGAAGAACAAGTTGCAAAGATGAAAGAAGGGTTAGATGCACAGATTGAAGAAAAAATAAATCCAACTCACGTTACTCTACAAGTTTCTGAATAAAAATAATTATACATTTTCTTATTTAAGTTTGTAATAATATTTGTATAACATTTTTAAATTTATAATATTATGGCTTCGACTGGACTTATGAATGGAACTTTACTTGTACTTCAGATCAGTACAGATGGAAATACCTTCACAAATCTCGGACATTCTACATCATCATCTTTATCATTTACTTTAGATACGCCTGAAGCGACTTCTAAAGATAGTGGTGGATATAGAGAAGTTATTGCAGGAGCAAGATCAATCGACATTAGTTTCGATTCTTTTGTTGCCTATGACGATACCGTAGATGTTGATACTATGATAGGACACGCAAATAGTAGAACAAAAATTCACGCAAGATTTGGTACTGCCGTAAGTGGTGATACTACTTATGCAGTTCAAGGGTTTATCAGTTCTATTGATTATACAGCAGATGCAGAAGCACCAATTACATTTAGTGGTACTTTTACTTCTACTGGTGCTGTTTCTATAGGTACTAACTAATATTTTTATATTTTAATTATTAATGTTAGTTTTACTTAATGAATAGTAAAAGAGGTTACATTAAAATAGAAATTGGAGGGAAACAAAGAACCCTCCATTTTTCTATGAATTTTTGGTGTCACTTTACAGAAACTCTTGGCATCGGTCTAAACGATTTAGAAAAATACTTTACGGCAGATAACTTAAATATATCATCAATAAGAGCATTGATTTATTCAGGTCTTATTGCTTATGATCAAGAAGAAAAGAATCCGATTGATTATACGATATATGATGTTGGTTCTTGGCTTGAAGATTTTGGTGCAGAGAAACTACAAAAAGTGATGTCTGCACTTACTGAATCAAGAATACTTGGTAACGATCTTAATATGGGAATACCAAGAGTATCTAAGGAAGAAGTAAAAAAAAAGTAGATACTGATATTTGGGAAGACATATTAGATTTCTACATCGGTCAATGTGGTATCCATCCTGATACGTTTTGGAAGAATACGTTTGCAGAAAACACTAGAATGTCAGAGGCATTTCAAATACATCAAAACTTAGAATGGGAAAGGTTGCGTTATATATCAGCTATGCTTGTTAATGTAAACGCTCAAAAGAGTTCACAACGCATACAACCAAATAAATTATTTAAACTACCACAAGATAATGCTGTTAAAAAGAAAACATCAAAACCATTAACTAAAGATGAATTAGATAATGTTTTGAAAGACTGGGATAAGACGATGACCGAAGGTAAAATATCTAAGATGTAAAATATTTATATTTGTTACTAAATTCTAATTTATGGCAACAGAAAGATTAAAGTTTGAATTTGATGGTGATGCTAGTAAGTTTCAACAAGCCATCAATAAAAGTAATAAAAGCGTAAATAGTTTTAGTTCTAATCTAGCAAAGGTTGGTGGTGTAATTGCAGGAGCTTTTGCAGTAGATAAAATAATGGAATTTGGAGGTGCTGTTATTGAAACAACATCTGCTTTTCAAAGGTTTGAATCCGTCTTAACAAATACTCTAGGTAGTAAATCACAAGCTAGAAAAGCACTTGATATGATTACAGAGTTTGCGGCTACTACGCCTTTTAGCGTTGTAGAATTAACAGATTCTTTTGTTCGTTTAGCTAATCAGGGTTTCAAACCAACATCTGATGAAATGAGAAAACTTGGTGATCTTGCTTCATCTACTGGTAAAGAGTTTGTGATGTTAGCAGAAGCTATTATAGATGCACAAGTAGGTGAATTTGAAAGATTAAAAGAGTTTGGTATAAGAGCAGAAAAGCAAGGTGATCAGGTAACTTTCACTTTTAAAAATGTAAAAACACAAGTAGATTTTACAGCAGATTCAATACAAAATTATATATTATCTCTTGGTGATTTAGAAGGTGTATCAGGTGCAATGGTTGGTATATCTAAAACATTAGGTGGGCAGATTTCAAATTTAGGCGATTCATTTGATACTCTTAAAAATGAGATTGGTGAAGCATTAATGCCAATGCTTACTAGCGTAATCGGTGGATTTAAAAGTTTGTTT